GTACAAGTGGTGATAATCTTACTGTAGGTGGTACTTTATCTGTAACAGGTACAAGCACACTGACTGGTGATGTAACTGCACCTACACAAACATCTTCTGATAACTCTACTAAAGTTGCTACTACTGCATTTGTTACATCTAAAGTAGGTACGTTAGGTACTATTTCTACTCAAAATGCTAACGCTGTTTCCATTACAGGCGGTACTGTTGATGGAACAACATTAGGTGCTACTACTGCATCTTCAGGTGCATTTACAACATTATCATCTACTGGTAGTACAACATTTAAAGCGTTAGTAACAGCAGGAGAAACAACTACCGTATCTGCTACTGCAGCAACAGGTACTATTAATTATGATGTATTAACGCAAGGTGTTTTATATTATACGTCTAATGCTTCAGCAAATTGGACTGTTAATGTAAGAGGTAATAGTGGAACTTCATTAAATACTCTTATGGCTGTAGGTGAAACTCGTACAATTACATTTTTAGTGCCTCAAGGTACTACAGCTTACTATCAATCAGCCTTTACTATTGACGGAAGTTCAGTTACTCCAAAATGGCAATTAGGTGTAACACCCAGTTCAGGCAATGCAAGCAGTATTGATATTTATGTATTTAGTATTGTTAAAACAGCAAGTGCTACATACACAGTATTAGCATCACAAACTAAATTTGCATAAGGATTATAATGCCTTTAAATATTTCAACAGGTGCAGCATCTGCTAAAGGATTTGGATTTACTGGCAATAACCTTATCAGAATACCTAATTCTGGAAGCATATCACAATATTTGAATTTAGCTTATGCTTACGGTAACCCTACTACATTATCATGGACTCGTAGCGGTGATACTTTTAGTTATAATCTTTCTTCTGCAACAACTTATTGTGGTTCTACATATAGCACATCAGGTACACCATCAATTACACAAGTATTATCAGGCGGTGTATTAGTAGAAACAGTTTCATTTACATTTAACCATCCTAAAGATTGTTGTGCTGGTAATAGAAATTATATTTATGAAAGTTATACTTTAACTATGAGTACATCTAATACAGCAACATTAACTGCAACTTCTTCTTCTGGTTCACAATCAGGTTGTTAATATGATTACTACAAAATATCAATTAGAAACAGATAGATTTTTATTTAGAGCTGATTATGATAATGAATTAAATATATTATATAACTATCACCAAGATAAAAAAACAAAAGAAACATTTGTATCAGATAATCTTGGTGAATTTAATGGTCGTGTTAAATTTGACAAAAATACTATTGATAATTATGTAGAACAAGCTATAGGTGCAGCATTTCCAATATTAGTAGAGCCAATTGGATTTGTATTTACTTATGATGATTTAGAAGCAAGAAAACAATATATTGGTGAAGAAAAGTTTAATGAAATTGTTTCTAAATATCCAAGGCTTATTAAAAGAATAAATAAATTAGGGTTGCATACTCAAATTATATACAGAGTTGAAACTTTGTATAATTTTGATACTGGTGAGCAAACAAGTAAAGTTATATTTGATAATACTGAAGAAAATTGGTGGTCATCACAAGATACTCCATCATATTTAACATCTGAAATATTTACACCAGAAGAACAAGAAAAATTTGATCAAACTTTAGCTGGTTTAGTATATTTAAATCCAATAGAACGATATATTTGGAATGTTATTAAAATGATTCCTAAAATTAATTGAGAAAACATGACAATACGCAGATTACAATTTACAGAATGGAAACCAGACCAGCCAGCTATGGGTGATAGTCTTAATGATGCTAAAAATGTTGTTCCTGTTTTGGCAGGATATGCTCCATTTCCTAGTGCATCTAATTTATCCAGTGCAGCTAGTGAAAGCCTTAACAATGTATTTGTAGGTAAGATTGGTGATACAGTTCAGTTATTTGGTGGTGGTGCTTCTAAACTATTTAAGTTTGATGCTACTAATCTTGGTATGACAGATGTATCTAAAACTGGTGCTTACGCTGGAACTTCTCGTTGGCAATATGCACAATTTGGTTCTGTATTGTTAGCTACTAACTATCACGAACCTGTACAAGCGTGGACTTTAGGTGTTTCTAGTACATGGCAAGATTTAGGCACATATATTAATGGTACTTATACTAGAACAGGTACAACTGTAACAGTTACTACATCTACTGCACATGGTTTAACTACTGGTAGCACATATAAAATTTATTTTAAATCAGGTGGTGCATTATCTGGTAACTATGTTATTACATCTACAGGATCAACAACATTTACCTTAACTACAGCAGCTACTGGAACTATTGCTACAAGTAACATGAGTGTATATACCTCATCTGCACCTACTGCTAAATTTGTAACAGTAGTTCGTGACTTTGTAGTTTGTGCAAATATATTAGATACACCAAATAAACTTCAATGGTCAGATATTGCTAATGAGCAAAATTGGACTGCTGGTAATGCTTCTCAAGCTGATTTTCAGTTAATTGCTGATGGTGGAAATATCACTGGCTTAACAGGTGGTGAAATTGGTATTATATTTCTAGAAAAAGCTATCTACCGTATGCAGTATATTGGTAGCCCTTATTTCTTCCAGTTTGATGCTATATCACGCAATCTTGGCTGTATTGAAGGTAATTCTATAGCACAGTATGGTGGTATGTCTTATTTCTTATCAGATGATGGATTTTATTCATGTGATGGTAAAACAATTACCCCTATAGGTGTAGAAAAAATAGATAGATATTTTTACTCTACATTTAACATTGCTAAATCTGACACTATGTCAGCAACTATTGACCCTATTCGTAAACTTGTTATTTGGAATTATCCTACAGTAACAGGTGGCAATGCACTTATTATTTATAACTGGCAACTTAATAAATGGTCAAGAGCTGAAACAGATACTAATTATGTAGCTTCTGCTGCTTCTACAGGTATAACATTAGAAGGTATTGGTACTTTATACACAAGCATTGAAACAGTTCCAGCATCACTAGATGACCGTATTTGGTCTGGTGGTAAATATGTTCTTGCAGGTGCTAGAGGTGGATATATTGTTACATTTACAGGTTCTAATACTACTGCAAACATTATATTATCTGATTTTGAAGATGGATATAACTCAATAGTTAAACTTGCTAGACCTATTATAGATAATGGTGCTGCAACTGTTGCTGTAGCTTCAAGACGTAAGTTAGATGATAGTATTACATTTACAACTGCTGCTGCATCAGGTGAAGGTGGTCGTGTACCTTTGAGAAATGCTGGAAGATGGCATAGATTAAGTATTACACCTACAGGAAGTTGGACAACAGCTATAGCAGTTGACATAGAAACTGAACCACAAGGAAATAGATAATGGCTCGTAGTGATATGTACAGGGGTTTAAACCCTGCTGGTGCAGATACTCGTGAAATTAGTGAAGTAACGAATGGTGTATTAAATGGTAAAACAAATAATACAGGAAATATTACTTTAAATGCTAGTAGTGCTACTACAACAACCATTTATGATGAACGTATAGGTTTTAATAGTGTTATACTTCTAATGCCAACTACAGCTAATGCAGTTGCATCTTTAACTAATGTTTATGTTAGTGCACGAGCAAAAGGCAATGCAACATTAACACACTCTGCCAATACAAATACTGATAAAACATACGGATATATTATAGTAGGATAATGCAACTTAAATACGTCAACCCTAACGAATTAAAACAAGTTTGGAATCAAATTAAACCAAGTCTAGGTGAAATATCTGCACTAGGTGGTGATTGGATTCCAGAAGATGCCTATTGTGATATTAAGGTAGGCAAGGCTCAACTATATCTAGGTATTAAAGACGGTTACTTTATAGGCTACATTATAACACAGCTTATAAATAACTCTCTTCATGTATGGGCTGCTTACAGTAGTTCACATGACATATTGTCAGAAGGTCTTAAACAGATAGCTGACATTGCTAATCAAATGAACGCTAAAGAAATAACATTTAGTTCTTATCGTAAGGGTTTTGAAAAGATTGCACCTAAATTAGGCTTTAGACCATATACATGGAGGTTTGATTGCTAAACCTTTATACAATACCTCCACACCAAGTACAGCAAACATGGCATAAAGTAGAAAAGATGCTGGATGAAGCTATGGCTCACTCTGGTGGTGAATACAAAATAGAACATCTTAAAGTTATGCTAACACAAGGTAGACAAGTTCTTCTTGTAGCAGCAGACGAAACAATGAATATTAAATGTGCACTAACTGTGGAATGGATAAACTATCCTAACGACAGAGTTGCATTTATTACAGCAATCGGTGGTAAAACTTGTCGTAATGCAGTAGACCAATTCTGCATATGGGCAAAAGAACAAGGTGGTACAAAAATACAGGGAGCAGCATTTGAAGCAGTAGCTAGGCTTTGGAAGCGTGCTTACGGATTTGAAAACAGATACATTATAGTGGAGAAACAAATATGAAATTCTATAACCCAATACTACATGGTAGCAAACGTGCATGGGCTGACCAAGATAAAAGATTTAAAGGTGGCGGTGGAGGTGGTACATCTACAACTACTAATCAATTAGACCCTACAGTTGCACCTTATGTTTCATATGGTCTTGGTGAAGCTAAAAATCTTTATCAAACTACATCTCCAGAGTATTATGCTGGACAAACTTATGTAAGTCCGTCTGCACAAACAACAACAGCATTATCACAAGCTGAAGCTCGTGCAAAAGCTGGAAATCCATTATTACCTTCTGCTCAACAAGAACAACAAGATGTTATTTCTGGTAAATATTTAAATTCTAATCCATATTTTGAAAAAGCTCTTGCTGGTGCTGCACAAGGTGCAACTACTAACTACATGGATGCTATTAAAGCTGCACAAGGCGGTGCTTCTATGTCTGGTCGTTATGGTTCTGGTGTATCTGCTGACATTCAAAATCGTGCTGCTAATACATTATCACAAACATTAGCTAACAAATATGGCGATTTAGCTTATCAAAATTATGCTAATGAACGTGGTATGCAAAATACCGCTGCTATTAATGCTCCAGCTTTAGCTGCTGCTGACTATGCTGATATTCAGCAATTAGCTAATGTAGGTAAAACTAAAGAAGATTATGCACAAACAGCATTACAATCTGATATTGACCGTTTTAACTTTGAACAAAATAAACCATATCAAAAACTTTCAGCTTATCTTGGTGCAGCTTATGGTGCTCCTATGGGTAATGTTTCAACAACTCAATCACAACAAAAATCTGGCAAAATTGTATGTACAGCAATGAATCAAGCATATGGTTTTGGCTCATTCCGTCAAGCTATTTGGTTGCAACATTCAGCATCAATGCCTAATGCTAAAACAATTGAAAAAGGATACCACAAACTATTCTTACCAGTAGTTGCATTTGCATTTAGTGATAAACAAACATTTGCTCGTAAACTTGTTCGTAAAGTTTCAGAACATATTGCACGTCACAGAACTGCTGATTTATGGAAAGAAATGCGTGGTAAAAAACGTGACCCATTAGGTCGCTTATATCGTGCAATCATTGAACCAATTTGCTATTTAGCAGGTAAGGTAGGTAAATAATGGGACCACCTATTTTAATTGGTGCTGGTTTAGGTGCATTAACATCTGCAGCTATGGGTAAAAGCCCATTTAAAGGTGCTTTATTAGGCGGTGCTACTGGTGGTATGTTTGGTGGTGCTGGAGGCTTGTTTGGTGATGCTGCTGCAGGTGCTGGAACAGGTATACAATTAACACAACCTGCTATTGCAGAAGGATTTGGTACAGCATTAGCTCCAAGTGTTGTAGGAGGAAGTGGTGCTGCTGGAATCACAGGTCTTGGTTCTGGAACATTAGGTGGTGCTGGAATTACAGGTTTAGGCTCTGGTACATTAGGTGCAGGTGGTGCTGCTATTACAGGATTAAATACTATTCCTCTTGATACTGCAATTAATTATGGCAATATGTCTAGACTTGCTGTAAATACACCATTATCTTTTGGTGAAAAATTATCTGATGTTGGTTCAAATATATTTTCATATGGAAAAGAAAATCCTATGAGTGTGTTAAGTGGTGCTAATACTATTTCAAATATGTCAGCTAATGCTGATGCACAAAGTCAACAAAGATTAAATGATG